GTTTCCTCCTGGGCTGCCCGGGCAACGGTCTTCCAGCCGCGCAGGGCATCGGCCATGGCGCCATTGCCGTCATCCGCGTCGTCACGGGTCGCCGCCTGCAGTACGCCAAGGCGCGATGCCTGGGCGGTAAGGCTGCCGTCGAGTTCGCTGATTTCAGCGGTATGGCTCGCCACCTGCTGCGCCAGCCCGTTGGCGGTTTCCAGCGACTGGCCGATATCGGACCAGTAGGCCGCGTTCGGCGGCGCCGTCTTCGCCGGCACAGCCTTCAGTGCCTGGTACAACCGCTGCCCCTGTCGCACCATGTCGTTCTTCGCGTAGACCTTGGCCGGGTCGTACAGCAGAACGTCGGCGAGGTCGCCGACCTGCTTCTGCAAGCCCCCGATATCCACCTGCATCCGTTCGATATCGGAGAAGAACTGCTGGCCCAGCGCCGACTCGACGTACTCCTGGGTGATCAACTGGTTGTATTCGCTGGCGTCGCTGGAGCTGGTGCCGGTGACCCAGTTCGACCAGGCGCCGACGTTGCCGCTACGGTCGATCAAGCGACCGCGGAACGCCAGCCGTTCGCCGGCCGGTATCGGCGATACCAGGTGGGTATTGCCTGGGTAGGCGAACAGGCCCAGCGCCCGTGCGGTCTCCTCGCTGCCGCCGGGCGTGGCGGACTGCTGGATCTCGGTGTAGGCGGTGTCCGCTGCGCCGCTGGTCGGGAACCCCCACTCCAGGCCGATGCGCCAGGGGCCGGCCACGCAGCGCAGGTAGGCCAGCGCCGGCGGCGGCGTGGTCTTGCCCTCAAGAGCGGTCTCCACACTGCTGGCGTAGACCGAGCCGACCTCCATCACGTTCAAGGCGCGTACCCGCACCAGATAGCGACCGGCATAGATGCCCGGCACGTCGAAACCGAGCGCCGAGGTTCGCGGCACCCGCACCCAGTTGCCCGAGTCCTTGCGCCATTCGGCCTCGTAGGCCACCGCGTTCGGCGCGGCATCCCAGGAGGCCGACAGGCTGGTCACCGCCAACCCCTGGTCGACCTTGGTGAAAGCCTTGATCCGCACGTTCTGCGGCGGCGCCTGCACGCCCGGCGGAATGCTGGTGACCGGCGGCAGCTCGATGCGCGCACCGTTGTCGATGGCGTCGAACTTGCTCGCGTTGTGTTGCAGCGCGGTGATCTCGAAAAGATTGTCCTCCGGCCGGGTGATGCTCATGATGCGGAAGCGCTGGGTGGTCAGGCTGTTGCTCTGCAGCGCCCACTGCCCCTGGGGCCGAGGCGTCTCCGAATAGGCGGCGGTCACGGTCAGCACGCGGCCTACCACCGACTGGACGCTGCGCGCCTCGGCCTTGCCGTTCGGCAGGTTGACCAGCAGGCGATCGCCGGGTCGGGCCTCGACGTCGCGGTCGAGGGTCAGCGCGCGGCCATCCACCGCGCTCAGGCGTCCGCCGATCTGCTTGCCGGACTTGACCGGGTCGGCTACGGCGATGATCTTCCCCGGCGCCAGCCCACGGCCATCCATGCCGGTGCGGAAGGTCACCGCGTCCTGCTCCAGCTCCTCGGTCAGCAGCGCCCACTGGCCACGCCGCTGCGCCTCGCCCTCGGAGGTGCAACCGATCGCGGTGATCTCCAACTGGCTGATGCCGTAGCGGCGCTGCGCGCGGTCATTGTTCACCGCTACCGGTTGGCTCTGGTAACCGTTGCCCGGATTGTCGTAGTTGACCAGGGCCAGGGTGTGGCGATCGCGCTGGCGGCTGCTGCTGTAGTTGAAGTGGCTGCCGTCGTCGCCACGCACGGTGTTCGACGGCGAGAAGGTGTAGGCCTCGTCCTCCGGCATGTCGGATACCGCCACCATTTCCGCGCCGGACCAGTAGGACATGCCGCGGAAGATCGCTGCCAGGTCGCGCAGCACGGTCCAGGCTTCGGCGCGACTCTGCAGGTACAGGTTGCAGCTGAAGCGCGGCTCCTGGCCGCCCTTGCCGTCGGGCACCGACTGGTCGCAGTACTGGGCGATGCGGTACAGCGACCACTTGTCGACCATGCTCGCGTCGATCCGCCGACCGAGGCCGAAGCGCTTGTGCAACACGATGTCGTACCAGTGCCAGGCCGGGTTGCTGGTCCAGGCCGACTTGAACGAGCCGTCCCAGGTGCCGCTGTAGCTACGGGTCTGCGGATCGTAGTTGCTCGGCACCCGCACCCGCCGGCCGCGCGCTTCCACCGATATCTGCGGAATGCTCTGGAACTGGCTGGCATCGAACTCGACGAACAGCAGCGCGGTGTTCGGGTAGCGCAGCTTGGCGTCGATCACCTCGGTGATCGCCTCCACCCGCATGGTGTCGGCGACGCGGTTGTTGTTCTGGTTCGGCGTCAGGCGGCGCACGCGCACCTGCCAGCCGCTCCGCGCCTCCGGCAGGTCGACACGGTGGGAGCGCTCGTAGCGGCTGGTGGACTTGTCGTCCAGCGAAGCCTTCAGCGCTTCCTGCCAGGCACCGCCGTCGACGGCGATGTCGATCGCGTAGTCGATGCGGTAGCCGACCACGTCACCGTTTTCCTGCTGGCGCTGGATGGCCGGCCAGGACAGGCGCAGGCGCACCGCCGAGAGCTGGGTGTTGTTCACCGCGCGGACCCAGGGCGCGTCACTCTTGAGTTCGACGCCGACCGCCAGTTCGTTTTCCACGGCGGGCACACCGGCAATGTGTTCCTGGTCCACCGAGCCCGGACGGAACTCCCAGGTCACTCCGGGGAAGTTCACCGAGCCGTCCGCCGCCAGCAGCGGCGTATCGTCCAGGTAGATCGAACGGCCGTCGACGCCACCGTCGAACTCGCCTTCGCCCAGTGCCAGGAGAATCTTCGCCCGCGCGATCGAGCGCACCGAGTCCGGCATCTCCACCGGCTGGCGCGGCTTCTTGCTGCCACCCTTGTGGCCCGTGATGGTCTTGTTCATGACGTTCCTTCAGGCAAAAAAACGCCCGCGCATGGCGGGCCTGTTACGGCGTTGCCGGCTACAGCCGGTCCTCGGCATAGATGCCGGCGCTGATCACCGCGCCGCCGATGCGGCGCTTGCCGTAGAGCACGCCGACCGGATGGCCCTGGGCGATGGTGTTGACCGGGCCGCCGAAGGCATAGCTGGGGGCGTTCTCGGGGGCCTCTCGGCCCTTCAGGCCCTTGGGTTGGGGGCTGAGCATCTGCATGACGCCACCGAGCATCATGCTGGCGCCGGCAGAGATCAGAAACGTGCTTGTCCCGAGCGTAAGACTCGTTGCGAAGACACCTACGGCAATGAGTGCAGCTCCTAATACCGTCTGAAACAATCCGGACTGCTTGCTCCCGATCACCAACGGCACGATGCGGATATCCTCGCGTCCGCGCATGTCCAGTTGCTCGCCGGACAGGTTGGTACGCCCACGGAACACGGCGAAGGTCAGCCCTTTCGATTCCGCCTCGCGCATGAACGTCTCGAATCCCTCCATGGTGTGCTTCAGGGCGCTCATCGCCTCGCGTACCGTGCCGCTTTCCAACAACCGGCCGTGCATGCGGCCGAAGCGCTTGCCCAGAACCCCGTACAGACGGATGGTGGTGAGGCCCTGACTCAGGGTGTCATTCATGGACCTGTTCCTCTCGTAAAGAGCCGATTCCGACGGCTCGCTTGAATATGTCGTTCACTGCGGCATCCGCATGTGCCGCAAGACCAGGCGCGTGCGTTCGATCCAGGGTCCGCCGAACACGTCGCGGGTCGACAGCCGTCCGTACAGGTGGTGCAGCAGGAACGGTCCGTCGCCGCCGAGCGCCTGGACCGGCTCGCTGTCCAGACGCCAGTCGTTGCCCAGGTAGATGCCCGCATGGTTAGGGTGCAGCGCCCTTCCGACCTGCATCACCAGCATGTCGCCGCGGCGGATTCCGGCCAGCGGCACCGGCCGGAATCCAGCCGCCGCATAGTGCTGCTCGTAGAGGCTCTCGCCGGTTTCCCACCAACCGTCGCGGCGCGGATAGTCCGGAAGCTCCAGACCTGCCTCGCGGCGGTACCAGTCGCGACAGAGGCTCCAGCAGTCGAGCACGCCGTGGGCGAACTCGCGGCCGAGCAGCGGCGCCCGATAGCCCTCCGGCGCTAGATGCGCGACATCGCCTTCCGGCCAGGACAGGATCACCCAGGGCAGACCATGCAGTTCGCAACTGACCCGATCGGCCATGCTCGGCGTGGCCGGAACGTCCGGGTGGCTGTGGACGATGGCCAGGACCTCGCCCTGGTCCTCGGCAGCGCACCAGTCCTGGTGATCGATCACGAAGTGCTCGCTGGGCGATCCGGCTGCGTTGCGACAGGCCACGTAGCGGCGTTGACGCACACCGCGAACGATCAGCCCGCAGCATTCGCGCGGATGCTCGCGGGCGGCGTGTGCGGCGATGGCCCGCTGCAAGCTGCGGCTCAGTTCCATGCTCACATCCTGACCAGGCCGGCGCCGGCGAAGCCGCCGTGGGACAGCGGGTTGTCCGCGCCGAAGCGCAGCTTGCAATCGCTGACCCGGCCGCCGCAGCGGTCCAGCGCCGGATCGTCCACCGGATTGCCGTCGGCATCGAACATCGCCGTGCCGGTGTAGTTGCAGTCCTGCCCGCGGTACTCGTTGGTGATGCACCAGTGGCACAGCGAGGTGATCTGGCGCGCCGGGATCTGCTGGCCCTGGAAATCCGGCGGAGCGGACAGCTCCCAGGTCACCTGGACGCTGTTCTCGGCGGTCTTCTGCTCGAGGAACCAGATGTTCAGGCGCTCCTGGGAGGGGTCGGCCTGCGGGTTGCCTTCGGCGAAGTTGGCCGCATCCAGGTAGTGCGCATAGGTCTCGCGCACGATCAGGCGCGCGCCTACCAGGCCATCGAAGAACAGGCAGAGCGCGCTGATGCTGCCGTCGATGTTGCCCACGCTAAGGGTCGGCGAACTGGCCCGGCCGTCACCGCGCTGCTCGAAGCCGCGCGCCTCCAGTGGCCAAGCTTGGTAGGCGTTGCCCTGCCAGTGGATCGGCCCCTGCTGCAGGTGGCCGTGGAAGCGCAGCATCTCGCCGCCGAACCCGGTGCAATCCAGGTCGAACAGGCGCACCAGCGCACCAGGCTCGAGGGTCTGGTCATCGGCTGTGATGGTCATGCTTACCTCACGGATTGAAGACTTGCTGGAAGGTGGTGTTCAGGGTGAACACGCCGTTGCCGCGCGGCCGCAATTGCCAGCCCTGGGCGCGCACCCGTACCGGTTCGCCAGTGGGCAAGGTCCAGAGGAACGAGCGGTAGCCGCCGTGGCGCTTGAGGAAATCGCGGATCGGGCCGATCAGCGCGAGATCGCCGGTACGCGAAACCTGCCAGGTCTCGCTGAGGTTGTTCAGCCCGTCGCCGAGCGCCTGGCTGTAGCCGCCGCCGTACTGCACCTGGCGTACCAGTTGGTTCGCCTGGCCGGCGGAATCGATCGAGATGTCCCAGGTAAAGCGTTCCAGATCAGCCATTCACCATCCTCCATACCAGGCCGCCGGGGCGCAGCTCCTGCGCCACCACGTTGCGCGCGGCATCGTTGATCATTCCCGCCAGCTGCTGTCCCGTACCGTCGTCGCCGCTGGCCGTCGCCGCGCCCTCGCGGCCGCCGCCCAGGCTGACGCTGGTGGAGAAATTGAAGACGTTGCCCCCCTCGCCGCCGCCGAGCGCGCGCACGCCGAGCACGCCATCGGAACCGCGACTCAGCGGCATGATGGCTTCCGGCCCACGCTCGCCGATCAGCGCCGGACGACCGCCGGCCATGCTGAACAGCGCCGGCGCGCTCTGGATGCCATCGTTGAAGGCACCGCCCCTGGCGAACCCAGGCATGCCTCCGGCGCGTTGCTTGCTGACCCAATTGGCCATGTCCGAGCCGGTATAGTCGGAAATCCGCGAGCCCGCCGTTGCGCCGCTACCGAAGAACCCGCTGACCGCACCGACGATGCTGCCGATGATCTGCAGCGTCGCCTGCCGCGCGGCGATCCGCGCCATATCCTGGATCACCGAGTCGGCGAAATCCTTGAACGACAGCTTGCCCGTGGTGGCAAAGGTGAACAGGGCGTTCTCCATATTGGTGAAGGCGTTGGTAAACAGCATGTCCATCATTCCCGAGACGTCCTGCGCCTGGTCGCGCAGGCTCGCCCAGGAGGCGTCCATCTGTTCGACCCAACTGCCCACCGGCTTGCCAGCGGCCGAAGCCCCTCCAGCCGAGACCTTGGAACCGTCCCCGGTCTGCCCGGAAGCAGTGGCCACCATCGCGCCGACATCCATCGCCGCTGCCGGCATTGGCGCGGCACCCTGGGCCGCGGGAGCGCCCGCTGCCGCTTGTCCCGCAGCTGCGCGGGCCTTTTCCAGTAGCGAGGTATAGGGCTTCTGGCTGGCCAGTTGCGCCTCGGTGATGCCGGCCTTGCCATTCATCCAGCCGAACAATCCGTCCAGGGCGAGCATTGAAAGCTGCCGCGCGGCGATCCGGGCGACATCGTCGATCACCGTCTTGGCGAAGTTGCTCAAGGACAGCTTTCCGCTAGTGGCGAAATTGAACAGCGACTTCTCGAGCTTCTCCGACGCATTCCTGAACAGCTCGTCGGTCATCCCGGAGATATCCTGCAGGGGCGCGCGGTAGGCGCCCCAGACACTGTTCATCTGCAACAGCCACTGCTTGAAGACCTGCGACTGGAGCGACGGCTGTTCCTTCTCGTCGTCGCCAGCCTTCGCCTGTCCCTTGCCCGCCTTGTCGTCGACCTTGGGCTTCTCGGTACCGACGCTGGCGACCCAGCCAAACAGCCCGTCCAGCAGCATCAGGGTCATCTGCCGCGAGGCGAGGCGCGCAGCATCGGCGTAGGCGGCCTTGCCCACGTTGGCAAGCGACAGCTTGCCGGTCTCGCTGAGATTGAGCAGCGCCTTGTCGAGCTTGTCGGAAGAGTTCTTCAGTAGTGCTTCGTTGAGCTTGGACAGATCCTGGAGTGGTTCGCGATAGCTCTTCCAGGCTTCGCCCAGCTCCTTCTGCCGGGTCTTCCACTCGGCCAGTACCTTGTCCTGGGCGCTCTGCACAGGCTTCTTGGCCTGACCCGCCTGGCGACTGGTCCTGCCCAGCATGTCCAGCGCCTGGTCCAGCACGCTGCTGGCAATCAGTGCCGAACTGTCCAGGCTTTTGCCGATAGCCTTGCCAGCCTTTTCCGCGCGCGCCTCCATGGCGCGCATTTTCTGATCGTTGATCCTGCCAACCTTGTCCATCCCGGCCCTGTACCCTTCGCTGCGAAGGACCAGGTCGAGCGTCAGGCTGCCGTCGGTATTCGTGGCCATGATTCATGTCTTCCAGAAAAAGACCCCGCCGCAGCGGGGTGGCCTGTCATGCCCATTGATCCATCGCCTGATGCAGCGAAAGGGGCTGGAGAGCCATATGCGGACGGAACGCGTCGGGATCGGCGTCCGCTCCCAGCGCATGCCCGAGCAACGCAGCGATCCGAGCCAGCGCAAGCTCCAGCCGGTGTCCCGGATGGAGCGAGCCGCGCTTGTTCAGGTAGGCGACCCAGGCGCGGTACTCGGCGTAGCTGAGCCGCTCCTTGGCCTCGGCAATGGTCGACCCGCCGACGCCGTTCAGCACCAGCTCGTGCCAAACCTCGTCGGCGGGGGTCAGTTTTTTTCCGCGTCCTCGACCCGGTTGACCTCACCGACCGCCTGCAGCAGCAGGAAGCCCAGCGCCGGGTCGAGGTCGTAGGCCTGTTCGTAGGTCAGGCTTTCCTCTCCCGTCTCGCCCAGGCGAATGCATTCGGCGAGGTAGCGCGCGTTGCGGCTCTGCTGGTCGCCTTCGGCGGAGAACAGGCGCTCCACCGCGCCAAAACTGTTGCGTCGGACGAACACCTGGAAGGTGTCGCTGACCGCCTTCTTCCTGCCGGCGGGAACGCGGGTCCAGGTAATCTCCTTGCGCACCAGCGCCGACTCGATGAAACCGCCCGCCGCACGAAGTTCGTTGAGATTCATCTACGCGCTCCTCAAGCCGACTTCGGCGTCCACTTGCCGGCGCCGGAACGCTGGATGGTGGCCTGGGTAGCGACCAGCGTGTTGCTGGCGAAATCGAAGGGGAAGTCGCTGACGTAGCCTTCGAAGGTGAACCAGGTGCGCGCCGGCGGCAGCACGAAATCGTCGCCTTCGGTGCTGACGGTCGGCTTTACGTCGATTCCGTCGGACCAGCCGATGGCCCACTTGACGCTCGTCTCGCCATCTTTCTCGGACAGCTGGAACAACCGAACGTGACTGGCCAGGCGTGGATCGGCGTTGATGCCGAGTGTCGCCTGGCCAGGGGTGCGCAGGCCTTTCTTGTACTTGCGCGAAGTGTCGCTCAGGCACGGGTCTTCGATCTGGTCGGCCGGATTGCCGCCCGGGTTGAACGAGGTCACGCCTTCGATCTCCAGGACGGTAGCGGCACCGGTACCGGATACCGGCGGAACCAGGGCGTAGATCTGGGTACCTTGAGTCAGGATGGACATGGAAAACTCTCCTTTATGCACATGAAAAGACCCGCACCAGGCGGGTCGTCTGGCCCCG